GTTACCAGTGTAATCACCGGCGGCATATACAAAGAAAGGCGGCCAGCGGATTCTGAGCTTGAAGATATTGTCATCAACACAATCACGACGGGTGACGGTACGCGCCAGTTTGGGGTTTCAAACGTCAATATCTATGTGAAGGATATTTCAGCCACGATTGCAGGTAAACAGCAATTCCTTGCCAACACTGCGCGACTCATAACGCTGACAAACCTTGTAAAACCAATTTTGGAGGAAACAGACGGCGATGGTTTCGCATTGTGGATCGATTCCACACGGCCCGCTGCTGAGCCAGACATAAATCAGCACTTCATCAACATTCGCATTGAGTTTCAATTCATCAACCATTAATCACACTATCCCATGGGAAAAATAACCAGAGGGCTCGACAAGATCGAGGTAGGCGATGTAGCAGTAGACGGTGGGCCAGGTACATCACTTGCCACTTTGGGCTTTACCGACCGCGACAGCCCCGTAACTATGGTGGAAGCAGATCCTACCATTGATCGTCTTTATGCCCACGAAATCGACACGCCTCTCGACACTGAGGTGACCGGCGGCGAAAGTCCGTTCCTTTTCACGGTTGTTGACCCTGATTTGGCCACCATGGCAGAAATCTTCGGCGGGACAGTGACGGGAACTGGCAGTACTGCGACGTATTCCATGCCTTCCACAAAGGTAATCAAACGCCAAACCGTCAAGATTACCCCTAAGAAAGGCCTGATCGTTACCATTGTAGATGGCGCGATGTACGGTAAAATCAATGGAGACTGGGCGAAAGCCGGAAAAGTTGCCATTGATGTAGTCGTTGAGCCACAACAGCCAACAAAAGCAGATACTGACCCTATTATATGGGGACCAGAAGCATAATTTGTAAAAGTTATAAGTGTGTGTTGAATTAAAAAGCCCGCCGGACTTCCGACCGGGCTTTTTTCGCAAACGCACCTATCCAAAACGCACATGGAAGAAGACTTCGATTACAAAGCGGCAGAAGCCCGCGAACAAGAGATATTGCTCGACAAGGGCATAACATTTGCCGCCGGTAAGAATGAATACTTGATCAAGCAGCCATACTTGGGCACGTTGGATTACCTGGCTGCGGAGTTTCTGAGACTCGATGTCGACCTGAAAAAACTCGAATCGAAGGAAGGATTGGAGATTTTCGAAGAGCAGAAGCGCATGTTGGCTCCTAACGCCCGCCGTTGCGCGAGGATTGTGGCCATTGCTGTACTTAACAGCAAATGGAAGATTCGGTTTCTGACAGAATTCTATGCTCAAAAATTCCTTTGGTCGGTTAAGCCATCCGACTTGATGAAACTAACCTCGATAATACTGAAAGCCTCCAATCTATCGGATTTCAGCGCCTCTATCGCATTGCTGTCCGTGAACAGGACGACAGCTCCGCAGGCGATAGAGGATTAAAGAGCCCTTTCGGCTCTCGCGGGGCGATATGGGCCCATTTCAATGTTCCTTCATGGGAATACATGCTGTGGGGTATAAAATGGCCGATCATGCAGCGAATGCTGGCCGACGGGCCTAACTACGGCACAGGCAAGAATGAAAAGGAATCCGACCATGAAAACCTCATGGCGAAAATCAACGCTATCAAGCGCGGGTAATTCCGCTTACAGACTATGAACAATCGAAACGGAGCCCTGTCCTTTGACGCATATATCGGCGATACCGACTTCAATCGGACGATTCAGTCAATGAATAAGAAACTGGAAGGCTTGACCAATAAGACCTTGCTGGAATCCCGAAAAATGGAGTCGGCATTCTCCAATATGGGCAGGCTCGCGGCCGGCGCTTTCGCCGGTTTCGGATTGGCCCAGCTTCCAGGAGAATTGATCCGCGTCAGAGGTCAGTTTCAGCAGCTTGAAACCAGCTTCAAGACCATGCTGGGCAGCAAGGCGTTGGCTGATAAATTAATGGCTGACGTCGTAAAATTCGCGGCTACCACTCCATTCGACCTTGCCGGGGTTGCCGGGGCGACAAAGCAACTTTTGGCCTATGGATTCGCAAGCGAAGAAGTCCTCACTACGCTTCGCAGGCTGGGCGATATTTCATCCGGGTTGAACATCCCGCTTAATGAGCTCACGGAGATTTACGGGAAAGCCAGAGTCGGCGGCAGGTTGTACGCGGAAGACTTCAACAAGTTCATCGATCGAGGGATTCCTCTGATTCAACTATTGGCCCAACAATTCAAAGTAGCTGATAGTGAAGTGAAGGGCCTCGTAGAATCTGGCAAGGTTGGTTTTGAACAGGTCGAAATCGCCATTAAGAAGCTCACCGACACAGGCGGTATGTTTGCAGGCCTGACGCAAGAGAATGCCAAATCCCTTACCGGCCTTTACTCGAATTTTGAAGACACCATTTCTCAGGCATTCAACAAGATTGGTCAGGAACAAGAAGGGTTACTGGCTGATTCCATTCGTTTCGGGACCGCTGTCGTTGAAAATTACGAGCCAATTATCGATTCGTTGAAGGTGATCGTGGCCGCATACGGGGCGTACCGAGCTGCAATAATCCTGACGGCCGCCGCGCAATCGTCCTCCATTATTCTAGCCGAAGTTCAAGCCTTCATTGCTTTGGCAAAATCAATCAGGACAGCCGCAGACGCGCAGGCCCTGTTGAATCTGGCTGTACGAGCAAACCCCTACGTAATAGCCGCGACTGCCATTGCCGGTTTGATTACCGCCTATGCTGTGTTCGGAGATGAAGCCAGCGAGGCAGAAAAGCTTCAAAACCGGATGAATGAGGCAATGCAGAAGGCCGAAGACGCCGCAGCCTCAGAGCAAGCCAAAATTCAGGTTCTGACAGCACAAATCCAGGACGAAACCAAAAGCAGGGACGAAAGGAATAAGAAGCTGAAAGAACTGATAAATATCAGCCCGCAGCATTTGAACGCGTTGACCCTCGAAAACTTCGCGACGGCGGAAGGGACGAAACTTATCGGCGATTACATCGAGGCCAAAAAGAAGCAAATTGAGCTGAAAGAGATCGAAGCCGAGCTCGAAAAGTCAATTACCAATCAGAATAAGGCCCGTCGCGGGGAGAATGATCTTTCATTTTGGGACCGCCTGAGTTTGTCCGCGGCAGCGTCGGCTGGGGATATGGACTATTCCAAATCGTCCGCCTCGGAAAGAAAGCGGCTGAATGATCAGATAGTAAAGGATGAAGACGCGGTTCAGGCGAAGCTGCGCGAGCGTGTAAAAGCCTTATCCGGAGTAGATGCCGCCACAACAAAATCGGCCGAAAACACAAGTAAGGCTGTTCGCAAAACCGTTGCTGATTATAACGAAGAAATCAAGGCGCTCAAAGATAAGCAGGAGAAATCCGGGACCAGGGCCGAGTTTTTGGCAATCGACAAGCAAATCAAGGCCCTCGAAGCGTCAAGGGACCGGATTACCGGCGGCTCTGGAAGATCAAAAGCAAAGGATGAAAAGTCGGCAAAGGACGAAAAAGAAGTTCGCGTGAAAACCTACGCGGAAGAGCTCGAAGAGAAAAAGCGCATGTACGAGCTTTACGAACGATGGATTCTGAATTACGGGAAGTCAGCAGCCGACAAACAGTTTGCAAGCCTCATTTCGAAAAACAAAGATTATCTCGCTTACGTAAATCACGAAATCGAGCGACTTGAATACATCCGCGATGCTGGATACATGGGAGGATTGTCAACTCAGGACAAATTCGACCTGGATAGCCTATTATCAGAAAGAACAGCGCTCACCGGCGGGAAATCTCCGATCGATCAGTTTAAAGACCAACTCGACGCGGCCCGCGATTCATCGGAAAGTCTTACCGACGAGCTGATCAAAGTCAAAGCTATTCAAGCCGAACTCGATCCGAACGACAACAGCGCGAACGGAATAGCCAAACGTCAGGCAGCAGCCGAGCGCGAGGTCGAAATCATCAAGGAGCGGAAATATCTGCTTCAAGACTTCCTTACGTCTGTGGCTGGATCAGAACAGCGACAAACAGCTATTCAGAAGAAGTACCAGGATATGCGCGAGGCCCTGGATAAAGACAGCAACGATAAAAAGTCGGCAGGGTATATCAAGGCTTTGGAGCGGATTGATAAAGCGGAAAAGGAGGAGATTAAGGAGGATAAGGAAGACGCCAATCGGAAGTCGAAGGAGTACAAGGCCTTCATGAAAATCGTCGAGAAGAATTATCAGGATCTAAAAGAGATTGACGTCAAAAATGCTCGTGAAGAGTTTAAACGGCTAACTGAGAAACTTGATAAAAACTCAGACGAATATAAGGTTTACTATGCGAACCTGCGAAAGATCGAAGAAGATGCCGCCCGGAAACGTATCGAAACCATTACGAACATCACGGTAGCGGTAGGTCAAGTTGCCGGTATTATGTCTGGAATGGACGGCGAGATTGGCGCAGTTGGCTCCACTATTGCCAATGTGGCCAGCCAGGTAGGTAGCATTGTTAGTTCGCTAGGGAATGTCAAAAAGAATGCACAAGGCAAGTTCGACATTTCATCGGTGACCACGCTGGTAGGTATTATTACCACGGCCATCGGACTTCTGATCAACGGGATCAAAAAGATGAAGGAGTTCGAGAAGGAGTACTTCGCTCGCTTGAAAGACCTTGAAAATTCGTATGCGCTGGCTCAGAACGATAAAATAGGCTCTCAATTTTCGAAGAACCCCTTCATTGCGGATTATAACGGCATGATTCAGGCGGGAGTCAAGCAGTATCAGGATGCCACGAGCAAATACCAGCAGGCAATCGACAAGCTCGATCAAGGCCGCGTGCAGGTTGGGTATAAAAGCGGGTTTTTCAATAATAGAAAGGTTTTTGCGGATCTGCTCGAATTCTACCCAGACCTGGTGGATGCGGCCGGCAACGTAAACAAGGAGCTAGCTCAGTCCCTATTGAGCAGTGACCAGCTCGACGACAAAACAAAGGTTCTGGTTCAGAATGCGATTGATTGGGCCGATCAGCTCGAAAAAGCCAATGATCAAATCATGGATACCGTAGTCGGGCTAACCGGTGTAATAGCTGGTGATTTGACCGACGCCATGGTAAATGCATTCAAAGCTGGGGAGAATGGCGCCGAAGCGATGAATAGGGCGCTGGGGAATATCATCGAAACGATGGTGAAGCAAACCGTTTTGATGGAAATATTCAGGCCCATTATGGACGAATTCGCCCAAGGTGTGAAGGATTCATTTGCCGCTGGCGGAGACGGATCGATTATTGATGATTTGACCAAATTGGGAAGCAAGCTACCGGGTGCCGCGTCGCTGGGCGAGGAAATCATGAAAAGCATGCAAGAGTACGGAAAACTTCACGGTATCCCGATTTTTGAGCAGACGACTGGCGGATCAGGTTCAGGAAGTGTCGCCTCAATGACCGACAATGTTAAGGGGGCCACCGAAGAGACAGTATCAATTTTGGTTGGTCAATTTAATGCGGTTCGGATATATTCAGCGCAGACAGCATTTGACGTGCGAAATTCCCTTTTAATTCTCACGCAAATCGCTCAAAACACATCATACAACAGGATTCTTGTCGATGTGAGTGCAAAATTAGATCGCCTTATTGATCAAGGCGGGAATTCATCTTTAAGAGGGAGTGGTTTAGGTAATTTATAGCAGATAGTCGATCTTCTTATGGGGGATCGACTTTGCTATTTTGTCCATTTCGACAAACATAAGTTGCTTTAGACCTTTTTTAGGGCCGGTGTTAACCAGTTCATGACCGCCGACGCTATCAAAGCTCGCGTCCCCGCGGATATCGACCACGTCGCCGATGATTGCGACGTACAATCGAATGTACCCGCCCTTTACTTTGGTTAGACCAGTCTGGATTAATCCGGCAGCCTTGTCGGACTTCCCTATGTTGAAGTTATTCCGAAAAAGGATCTGAGTTACGGTATCGAAATGGTTGCCGCCTGGCTCCATATGCAGTGAAATTATCCTGGCGCCTTCTGGAAGGCCGTTTTTTGCAAGTTTAGCGTCCTGGGCGAAGGAGGTGTAAGAAATCAGCAGAAGAAAGAAAAGCAGATGTCGGATCATCGTAACGGGGGTTTGTTACCGCAATGATATTAAATCTTAGGAAAAGAAAAAAGGAAACTCAGTACGAGGGGATTATTGACATTTTGGGAGGTCGTGAGTACCTTTGTAATGCAAAATGGCCGATAGCAACGAAGCTTCTCGACCCTGTTTGACCTCTTAATGGAGAGGATTTCACCACAAAGGAGCGTATAGGTTTGCGTCCTAATGTGGATTGGCTACCAACCAATATTTTATAGCGCCTCAGATGTGGGCGCTTTTTCTTTTTCGAACTCTACCAGTTTACAGATAATCGCATCTTTCAATTTGATTTGCCTTTTCAATTCTTCAATTTCTGACTCTACGGGAAACGCCTTTCCCCTAATTAAATAGTTTAAATCCAAGTCAGGGTAAGCTATCGCTAACTCGGATAGCGTAGCGATAGATGGAAGCGACCCCCTGCTTACCAGATTGTAAAATGCCGCTGGGCTCTTTTTTAGTCGCCTACCAATCTCCGAGTATCCTCCTTGACGATATGCCCAGTCGCTCAATCTTCCCAAAATTCCCGCTAGCTCTTCTTTCATGCCTAACTGTATTATTTGTTATGCAAATATAACAAATGATTATAAAATACAAAACAGCTGTTTATTTTTTTGTCGTTTGTCAGTCCGATATGCAAGAAAGGGGCCGAAGCCCCTTTCTTATTATTCGGTAAATCCGCGGCTAATTCGCCTTCAAACTCAGGAAAACATGCTCCGCGCTTGTCGGGTAGAATAACGTACAGAACAATTTCCCGTCTATGAGTGTCTCACGCTTGTAGCACGAAGATCGCGGGATGAAATCAGCCGATGTTTCGACGTTTAAATGGAGCTGGTTGTTCGCGTCGAAAAAGGATGTCAAATAAGTCTTTCTAGGGGCCATGATTTTGCTGATTTAGTTTTTATAACCTGATAAACAGCCCAATACTAATTAGAAAAGTTTTACTTTCTCGATAAAAAACAAACTATTTTTTTTGCCCAAAAACGGCCTTTTCTTTATATATGTTGCCTTTTTTCGGTCAACATAGAATTGATTTTCCACGTACAAAATGCTTTAGTCGATTCCGCTTTTAATACCCTCGCTTGTTGGCCTGCTTTCCGAACTTGATCCACCTCGCCCTGTCCTTTCTCGACCATGCCGAAATCTGATAGCCACCGCAGCGAAAAGTGACATCAATAATGAACCGGGCGATCACCTTCCCTTTGATACCGTCATTACGGAACAATTCGGTCACGCCTTTCTTAAGTGCCTTTTTGACTTTTCTCGAAACCTTCGGAGTTCTATCCCATAGCGATTCACCCTTCGGGTCTTTCGGCTTATTCCTGCAATGTTTTTTGCAGTAGTATTTGCCTTTGTAGTCGCGCGAATAGGCTGTCGGGATTTTGCATTTGCAGCATTTGGTAAGCGGCTCGAAAACCATTGATGAGTACGAACAATGCTTACAAAAACCATATCCGTCGGTTCTATCCCGGCGCTCCATTTCATGAGAGCAGGCGAGCACTTTCTGATACTTCTGCCAGCATCCTTCTTCGGCATCCTTGATCGTTTCGCCTTCGCCGCGCAGGAAGCAGGATGGGTTTTTGGGGAACGCCTCAAAGAAGGCTGTTTGGTAGTTCCCTTCTTTGGAGAACACTATTCCGCTTTCGCCCGCTTGGCATGTGCAATTCCACTCGTAGACGCTATCGTAAGTGGTGTGCTTTCCCCAATTGTTCACTTTTACTTCCATAAGGAGTTTTCAACGATTAAAAGAAAAAGCCGGAACAGTGAGGGCTGAACCGGCTTCTCTGGGTTTTCTACTCCCATTGAGAGTAGTATCTGAATTCCCTCAAATCCAAATACTACTGTGAATCGAAGCGGGAACCGGACTCGAACCGGTGACCTTCGGGTTATGGGCCCGATGTACTACCAACTGCACAATCCCGCCGACACAAAGGTATATATTACCAGCAATATATTGGTATATATTACCAGTAAAATTTTATCTTTGCTTATGGCAAACCCAGTACTGGACATACCTTTTGATGAGCCTGATGGATCGACGGTAGCTTATGATTACGGCCCCGGAGGTCACCATGCAGCGATAGAGGCGGGCAGGTTTATTCCGGGCAAGTTCGGTAACTGTGTTTACTTCCCAGCAGAGGGCAAAGCTGAGATAATCGGGCCTGTAATTGATTTCACACAGGATTTCAGTTTCACGGTTTGGGCGAAAGCGGAAATGCAGGCGCAAGGGCCGAACAGGACGTGGGCCGTTTTCAAGTTCCCGGGCAAGACGAACTTCGTGGAAATCGAGCTGTTTACGAACCTGTCCTACTGGCAGAACCTGGCGGTAACGCAAGAGGGTAGCACAGTGAAGGTTTACGTCGATGGCGTGCAGAAAGGAACGTTCACTCGCCCGGACAACATGACCGGCTTTGCAATTATCAACGATGCGCCGCATAAAACAGGCGGGTATTGCTCACTCGACGGAGCCAAAAGCTACGACGTAGCACTTACCCCGGAAGACATTGACGACAACATTCAACAAACTTTACAGCCCGTGAACTTTCACATTGAAAATATCGGATTCGAATCGCTGGGCATTATTGTCAAGCGGATTGACGGCATTTTAGAAATGCCCGACATGAAAGATCCGCTTACAGTGGATTGGGAAGACTATCACGGGGAGGTCGTGGATTTGATGAAACCGGTATTCGGCCCGCGCGAGATCGAACTGGAATGCTGGATGAAAGCCTTCTCTCAGGATGAACTTGTTTCGAAGTGGATGCAGGTCCGCGATATTTTCATGAGCCCCGGCACGAAGCGCTTGCAGATCGACGCGGGATCAAAGCCGCTTCTTTTCGATGTGTACCACCGCGAGCGGCTGGAGCCTTCGAACAAGTGGCGCAACACCGGACCGTATTTTATCCGCTTCACGTTGAAGCTTCGTGAACCGGAGCCGGTGAAGCGCGTGCTGAAAGTCTCCGGCTCGTCGGTGAATATTACGCTCACCAGCCGCAAGCTGCTGTCTATCTCATGGGGTGACGGTCAGAAAACTATGAACGTTTACGGGAATGGCGTTACGGTGAGTCATTCCTACGCCATCGGAGGCGATAAGTACGTGGTGATTTCCGGCAACATCGAGGATATAACCGGTTTCTCGACGGATGCTGTTGTTGTTTGGAGTAAAATATAATGTCTATGAATTGGAGAGTAAGGTTTTACAGGTGGTTCCGCTTCAAGCTGCTACGACAAGATCCAGTCTGCTATCCCACCGGCTTGGCGAAGGTGATGGTAGCCCTTCTGTTCCCATTGGAGTGGCTATATAACAACCAAAGCAGGCTGAGATACTTCTATGAAACAGATACCTATTTAATACGAGGGGCGAATGTTAGGGGTAATGTTTTCGGATTTCTTTCCCGAGACCAGGCGGAGGTGGTAACCTTGAAAAAGGATCAATATGGGAAATGGGAGGTTATGCAAACCTTAGACAAAACCGCCCCAATGTCTAAGCGAATGTCTAAGTAGACGTCTAAACAATATCTGAATCGAGCATATGCTGATTTACCTTGACTTTGATGGAACCGTTGTCGAGCACGTTTTTCCCGGCATGGGACGATGCAATTTCGGCTGCTTTGAAATTATCAAAAAGCTGCAAGATGCCGGACACGAGATCGTGTTGAACACCTATCGCGCTGACATTGGGCAAGAACATTTGAATGCCGCCACGAGCATGATCAACGATATGTGTGAATATTTCATCAAAGATCGGTCGATGCGAAAGGAGTTTGAATTGCTACCCATTTCGGCACTGGCCAAAAAGATTCACCCTCCAAGATTTGACATGAACGAGGCTGTTCGGTCGGGAGTGCTTTATATCGACGACAACTCCTATGGCACTCCTTTGAAACCGGCCGTGATGAGTAACGGGATGATGGTCGATTGGGATGCGCTGGATTTGATTTTTCAGCAGTACAAGCTGTATTAGCCAATAATTAACACACTATGCCAGATCAAATAGAAGTCGTCAAACCCAATGACGACATTATCGCCTTATTCCAGCGGGAGCCGCTGCGCACCGTTACGAAGGCCGAACAGGTTCAGGACTTGCTCGGGCAGGATGTTGTTAACATATCCGTTACCTCGGTCGAGCCGCTTGATCTGACCATCGGCCAGCGCATCGCCGCTTTCGGGAAAACCTACTATCTGAACCAGCTCCCGACGGCGCAGGTGAAAGGCGAAAGGCATTTCGAGTATGATCTGACATTCGAAGGTCCGCAATACTCACTACGGCGTGCGGTATTCTTTAATGCCGACATCACAGGTTTCAACACGACCTCCGACTTCCCGCTTACCGGCGATGCCGAAATGTTTCTCGATGTTCTGATCAACAACCTTACCCGGGTGTTCGGCGCCGGTAAATGGATCAAAGGACAATTCCCTACCACGAATGCGAAGACGATCACTTTCAGCGAAAATAACTGTCTGGCAGCGCTGCAAACCATTTGCAAGGAGTTCGAAACTGAATTCGATATCGTTCAGGGAGGTTCTTCCAATACGCTGCACATCCGTAAGGCTGGCCAGATACTCGGGCACTCCTACCAGTACGGCCGGGGATACGGGCTTTATGAGCTGAAACGCCAAACGGTGACCGATGCCGACATCGTTACGCGGCTTTATCCGTTCGGATCGAGCAAGAACCTGAAATCAAATTACCGGAATTTCAGTCAGCGCCTGCGGATTGGCGATCCTGGGTACATTCAAGACGCGGCCGCCGTTGCAGCATTCGGGATTATCGAAAATACGCGAGTTTGGGACGACATTTATCCTCACAGAACTGGACAAGTGACCGCCGTAACTGGCGTAAATACGTTCGTGGATTCGACAATGAACTTTGATTTAGCCGAACCTGACGGAAGTGGCGGGACAAAGTGGATTCTCAATGGAGCGCAGCCGAAGATTCATTTCAATACTGGCAACCTTGCCGGGTACGAGTTCACATTGAAAGAAAAAACCGGCTATGTCCACTCGACGAAAACCTTCACCCTCGTTCCGTTCAAAGACGAGCGTGACTTAGAACTTCCGAATCCCGATCATGCAGCCTTCCAAATGCAGGTCGGAGACGAATACGTGATATTGGACATCGTTCTTCCTGATTCCTACGTCGAGTCAGCCGAATCTGAATTGCTTTATAAGGCCCAGCAATACCTCGATCAGGTCAAGAATCCCAAAGTTCAGTACTCCCTGAAAGTGGATGAAATGTATCTCATGGACTTGGTCGGAAGCGGTAGCATAGTCAATTTCTACGGAATAGGCGATTACGTTCACATTCTCGACGAAGATTTGGCGATCGATAAAAGCAGCCGGATTATAGGAATGCGCCGGAACGTGTTGCGCCCTTATCAATACGAGCTCACGATCGATGATACCTACCAAGTATCGACCATCATCCAGATCATCGACAAGATCAAGGATACGCAAACAATTATCCGCGTGAACGACCTGCGCGACCCGAACCGGGCCCGTATGGGATGGAAGACCACTTTGGAGCTTCTAGGGATGATCTTTGACACCGATGGCTATTTCGACGGCGGCAAGATCAAGCCCGAAAGCATTGAGACAATGATGCTCGTGGTTGGCGCAAAGTCGCAGCAGTTCATTTTACAGGATGTGGTATTTCAGCCCAATTTCGAAGGGAATGCAAACGTGGTGGATGTGTCCGAGGGTTTGCTGATCCACTATGCATTGAAAGAAGAGATTCTGACCTGGAATATCCAGGCCTCGCTTCACACTATCCCGGACAACGCTGCGCGGTACATCTATGCCAAGGTCAGCAAAACAGAGTTTACGGATGGGCATATCATTTTCGATACCGCGAAAATCCTTCCCGATCAGGATCCGAATTACTACCATTTCTTGGTAGGCACTCTTCACTCGGTGATGGAAGGTGTGCGTTGGATTAGTCTTACCTACGGCGCCACGGCGATCAATGGCCGGTTCATCAAGACGGGACGTATCCAGTCTTTCGACGGCCGGACGTTTTTCGATCTGGATTTATCAGCCATTGGTGGATATATCAAGTTCATTGATTCGGAAGGCAACTACCGGGACCTGTCCGATATCGGAGCCGCTACGGACCGTTTTTATGAGTTGTCCGTCATTGAGCCATTGGATTCTTATCCGAACGGGAAAATCACTGCCTGGTTCCAGTCGACCAATCCGGCTACATGGCCGGGAGGCGAAGAGTCGTTCCATACCGGTGATATGTGGTACAATCCAAATACAAACACTGTATCGCGTAGAACCGTCGGCGGTTGGGTAACCGTATCCGATCCTGAAACCTTGAAATCCTACATAAAGCAATACACTCGGGTAGGCAACAATAAGCATATCCAGCTGTTCACTGCGCAGCCGGTGCCAGAATACAACGACGGAGACCTGTGGATGTCAGAAGAAGGCCTGCGACGGAGCGTGAAGGATAAAGTCGTCGGGCAATTCTTCGATCCGAACGATTGGGTTGAGCCATTCAACTATGACAATACGGCCACGGCCATCGATCGCAGCATTGTGACATCGGGAACCATTCAGCTGGCAGGCGACAAGAATGCGGTGTGGGCAGGGATTACGGGCCAGGGAACGACGGATGATTCTGTTCGATTCTGGGCCGGAGCCTCCTACATCAACCGAAATACAGCTCCTTTCCGGGTAAATCAGGAGGGCCGGGTATTCGGCAGAACTTCGATAGAGGTTGAAGGAAATGACGGATCAGGCAACTATGTAGGTCAGGCAGGTATGGCCGGCTGGCGCATAGAAGATCCCGAGGATGACGGAATCAGGTTTTATGCCGGTGCTGATTATGAAAATCGGGCAGCGGCTCCGTTTCAAGTTGACGGTGAAGGCGCTATGCGAGCGACGAAAGGAAAAATAGGCGGTCTCACTATTGAAGGTCAGTCTTTGACCAATCGAAATGAGGACGGTACATTCGACACCGAGGCGCAGATCATTTTCCGGGATGATCCGAATGACGTGTTTTTGGCAATTGGCACAAACATCCTCCCATCGACAGCATTCCCGACTACCGCGCTGGCTAGGGTTACCAATAATGAAGTGAAGAGCGCACCGAGTGTTAATGTAGGAGCGATGTTTGAGGCTTCCGGGGCGTATGAAAACTATGCGATCTACGCCGGCACCGGAAATTCACTGATTGCGGGCCTTCTGACGAATGGGCAGTCTACCATCGAGGTTTCAAACTCAACTGGAAACCTGATTTATGTCGATCCTACGAAGTACAACTTTATTATTTACAACGCGTCAGGAAATGGCTCATTTCTTACGCTGGTAAAAGAGCAGGTAAGTGGCGCTGAGTATGCAAACCCACTGAGAAATGGCAACACCGTAACCATTCTTGCAATCAACGATACGGTCAGCTATAATATTTACCACACTATCCGGCCGGTTGCAACGAGCGTCGCCAGCTTCTTTGGCGGATCAGTGGTGGAATTGATCTACCACAATGGAGCGTGGTATGTGAAATCATTCTATGATAACGAGTACTAAAACATCGATCCGGTCCCAAACAGTACCCATTTGATCGATACCTTATAATCCTTGGATAGGGCAGCCACGTACCAGGCAGGTATCGGCTGCCTTTCATTTTTTTTAAGCTTGCTCACATTGCTCTCATCCAATCCATGCTTCCGGCAAAACTCGTAAACCGAGCCTTTGCCACTTTTCTTTATTTCATCAAATGCCTCAAAAAATCGCGCGCGTATTGCTTCGGATTCAGGATTTGTTGTAGCTTTCATTTATCTGTGGATAATATTACTTCCTAATAGTGCGACATGCATCACACGGCTATTTTGTCCCTGCTTACTGTCAAATCTACTGTCAAAATAAAAAAGCACCTACAAGAAAAACTCGTAAGTGCTTGATTTTCAACGTGGGCCCACTTGGAATCGAACCAAGCACCTACTGATTATGAGTCAGTTGCTCTAACCGAATGAGCTATAGGCCCTTTTCCAAACTTTCGTTTGGGT